CAGACGTTCGGCTCCTACGCCACCACCACGGCGTTCAGCTGCCAGACCTCTACCGCTACCGGCTTCCTGACCACCGGCTGGGCTTCAAGCTCCACCATTGCGCTGTCTTGCGCAACTGCAGTGGCCAACCTGAAGCAAGGCGACGTAATCCAGATCGCCAACGTTTACGCGGTGAACCCCCAGAATCGCCAGGCTTACGGCTCCAACAAGCTGCGCAACTTCGTAGTCCAGGCCGACGTCACCGTTGCAACCTCGGGCACCACCTCGGTGATCGTCTCCCCGGCGGTTATCTCGGCGGGGCAATTCCAGAACGTCAGCATTACCTCGCCAGGCGCTTCGACCGTTACGCCTTTCAACAACACCGGCGTGGTCTCGCCGCAGAACATCGTGATGCACAAAAATGCCTTCACGATGGCTTGCGCCGATCTCGAGCTACCAGATGGGGTCCATTTCGCTGGTCGCGCAAGTGACAAGCAGTTGGGTCTTTCGATCCGCGTGGTGCGGCAGTACACTATCAACAACGATTCGATCCCGACTCGTCTTGATGTGCTGTACGGCTGGGCTCCGCTCTACCCGGAGCTTGCTTGCCGGGTTGCCGCGTAATCAATCAAGTGGGGCCACAGTGCCCCCAACTTTAAGGACAAAACATCATGGCCAATCCAGGACCCGCATCAAGCATCCAAACCCACCCGCAAGTTCTGAGCTCCAACCAGGCGCTACGCCTGCTGGGCAGCGCTCAGAGCATCAACTGCAACGCCACTGGTGACACGGCGATACCGATCCTCAACACCGGCAGCTACATCATCCTGTACGTCATCGCCACAGACGCCAGCATCTCGCTGACCACGGCGGCTGGCGGCCTGTTTACCGGCACAGCAGCCGGCGGCACGCCACTGGTGACTAGCGCAGCATTGTCGGCCCTTACCAGCTCGACAGTGGCCTCGCAGCGTACCGTTCTGGCAGCCGGCGCGGCGCAGAACACCAGCCAGACGATCTATTGGAACATTGCCACCGCTCAAGGTGCCGCTGCAACAATGGATCTGCTGGTTTATGGTATTGACCTGACCTTCCTACCCTAAACGGCGGCAAGCTCAGGCACAATGGAAGCCGTCCTCACAAGGGACGGCTTTTTGTCCATCTAATTCTTGGAATTTGCAACATGAACAACAGCGCATTTGCACCGTTCGGCCCAACGTATCTCGTCGGCACCTCAGCTGTGCAAGTGCTTTCGACGAACAACAACGGCTCCACCAGCTACCGCGTTCGGGCGCTGCTGACTACCACGCAGTACTTGTCCTGGGCGCCGGCTGGCGTGGCCAACGCCACCCCAACAATCACAGTCACCGCGCCTGGCGCATCGCCTAGCGCCTACACCCTTGGCATCACGCCGGGGACGGTTGAGGTCTTTGGCAACTTGCCGCCCAACGGTTTTTTCAAAGCCGACATTGCAGCGGCTTTTGAAGTAACCCCAGGCGAGGGCTTGTAAAATGATCCGGGGTCATTCTAGGCACGGCTCCCGGTTCAAAAATACAGCTTCAATTTTTAGTCTGAATTTTGTAAATAGTCAAACGTTATCCCCGGCAATTACATTTAGTCGTGCTAATAATGCTACATATATTTCCAGCACGGGAATGGTTGAGTTTGCACAAGCAAACATGATTATGCAATCGGAGAAATTTAATACTTCGCCAAATTCCCCGGTTCGATCAACAGTTACAGAAGATATAACCATTGCGCCAGATGGCGCAATTACTGGCAATAAAATAGTTGCAACGGCGGTAGCAAATACACATTCTATTCAGCAGAATGCTACTTGTGTATCAGGAATGATGTACACACTAAGCGTATACGCTAAAGCGGCTGAGTATAATTTTGTATCACTTATACCGGGGTCAACTCCATTTGGCGTTGACCAATGGGCTACATTTAATTTATCTACAGGCGAAGTATCTAGCACAGGAACAACTAACGTAAGCCCCACAATTACAAATGTAGGTAATGGTTGGTACAGGGTAACTGTATCAGCTACGGCAATTGCAACTTCAATTTCTAATTCATGGGCATTGTGCTATTTTCCAACCGACCCCGGAACTCGCAACCCATCGTATACCGGGGATGCCGTAAGCGGAATTTATATCTGGGGCGCTCAGCTAAGCCCCGGCGCACTTCAAACATATATTGCCACCACCGCCACTGCCTACTACGGCCCTCGGTTTGATTACGACCCCATTACACTGGTGTGCAAGGGTCTACTAATTGAAGAGGCACGAACGAATCTGATACGCAATAACACAGCAACTGGCGCTGTTGCGGGTTCTCCGGGAACTCCACCTACGTTTTGGGGCATTACTAGTGATGCTACGCACGTTTCTTCGGTTATAGGAACAGGCACCGAGAACGGCATTGCTTACGCGGACATACAGTATGTGCTATCCCCCGGCGCTATTGCCGTTTCAATGTTTTACGCCGATACTCCTGCGGGAACTGCTCTAAGCGATTACGCCGGCTCTTACTATTTGAAATTGGTCAGCGGCACGATTCCCCAAATACGTTTTATATTCCAAGATGGTGCGACAACAGTTAACGGGTCGCTTTTCTCAATCACATCCACGTTTACAAGATATACATCCACCAATACCGTAGTCGCGCTAGGGACGCTTGCAAGATTTGCTATTGGGGTGGACGCTACTGCGGGGGGCGCTACGTTTGTTATACGGGTTGGTCTACCGCAGACTGAACTCGGTGCTTTCGCAACGTCCGCTATCCCCACGGCGACCGCTACCGCTACCCGCCCAAGAGATATTGCAACAATGACGGGTATCAACTTTTCTAGTTGGTACAACCAGACCGAGGGAACCGTTGCCGTTAATATTCAATGGGAAGATTTGAAATTAGCATCAAACCAAACAATCTTGCAAATTGATGACGGCACTACGGCAAACCGGATAGTATTTGCCGCAAGTTCTTCAAACTCGTTGCTTAACGTCGTTACTTCTGCGGGAGTTGGCACTAACGTTCTTACGCCAGCCACTACATACGTTGCCGCAACAAGTTACAAACATGCTTTTGCGGTGTCAAACCTTGACTTCCAACTAGCAATTAACGGGACTCTTGGTACGCAGGTTACTACGGGCGCAATGCCAATTAGCGTAAATGCACTACGGTTCGGCACGAACATAACTACGTTCGCTAGTATCTGGTTTCAAAGCCTTGCTTACTACCCAACTCGACTGCCCAATGCAACCTTGCAAGCAATTACGGCGTAATTAAACAAAATGACCACAGCCTCAACCCCAATCCAAATTATTAGCCGGGCGCTCAAGGACATTGGGGCGCTTGAGGCCGGCGAAACGCCCACCGCGGACGCGGCGCAAGATGCTTTTGACATGCTCAACGACCTAGTGGGCCAGTGGTCGAATGAGAACATGATGGTGTACTACACCAGCGAGATCATTTTCCCGGTGGTGAGCAACCAAATTCAGTACACCATTGGCCCCACCGGCCAGATTGGCGCGGACATTACCGGCTCAATTGCCGGAACGGTCCTGACCGTCACCGCCCTAACGTCTGGCGCCGTCTGCGTTGGCCAGAAGCTCTCCGGCACTGGCGTTGCGCCTGGCACCATCATTGTTGATTTCGTCACTGGCGCTGGCGGCAACGTCAACGTGCTGGGCACCTACACGGTCAGCATCCCGCAGACGGTCGCCAGCACATCAATTCGCGCTTACTACGAGCGTCCGCTTTCCATCTCCTCGGCGTTCGTGCGGGTCAGCACCACAGCCAACGGCGTGCCAATTTATGGCGGCGGCCTGGACTACCCGGTAGCCGTTCTTGGGCTTGGCGAGTACGAAATGATAGGGCTCAAAAGCCTGAACGGCCCCTGGCCCAAGGCAATCTACTACCAGCCGGCAGAGCAGTTGGCCACAATCTACGTCTGGCCCAACCCGGCCCAGGGCGAGCTCCATCTGTTCACCAGCACCAGCTTTTCGGAATACGTCAGCCTGTACGACGCCATCAACCTTCCCCAGGGCTACAACATGGCGTTGCGCTGGTGCCTGGCCGAACGCTTGATGCCAATGTATGGCAAAGTTTCGCAAGCGCAGATCGCAATGATTGGCGGCTTTGCGGCGCAGGCCAAGGCTACAATCAAGCGCACCAACATGCTCCCGGCCCCGGTCGCTCGCTACCCCGATGCGCTACTGATGGGCAAGGCCAAGGACGCCGCTTTCATTATGGATGGGGGCTTCAGGTAAACCATGCCAGATTTCGGCTTTGTCGGTCCCAGCTACGAGGCGCCCAGCATCTACCAAGATGCTCAGGAGTGCATCAACTTCTATCCCGAGGTCGACCCAACCAAGCCGCCTGGCACTCGCGGGATCGTAGCGCTCTACCCGACGCCAGGCTACACGATGGTGACGCAGCTGGCGGTTGGCCCTGTGCGCGGAATGCGGGCGCTCTCCGGCGGGCAATATCTGGTGGTTGTCTCCGGCACTTCTGCCTACTTCATGACTTCGGCCATGGTGCCGACGCTCATTGGCTTTGTCTCGGGCACTGGGCAAGTCTCAATTTCCGACAACGTCACCACCGCCGATGGCCTGACCGCCTACATTGTCAGCGGCGCAGATCGGTACACATGGGTTGCGCTCACTGGCGTATTTACCCAACTGCCGGCCACAGACGGCCCGTGGCAAGGCGCCAACGTTTGTGAGGTAGTGGACAACTACAACATTTACAACCAGCCCGGAACGCAGAATTGGGCCGCCACGGATCTCGGCAGCAGCCTGAGCACCAACGCCTACTATGGCGCCAAGGATGGTGCTCCTGACACTCTGGTGTCTTTGATCGTTGACCATCGCCAGGTCTACTTGCTCGGCGAGTTCACCACCGAGGTCTGGACGGACATTGGCAACGTAATCCCCGGCATCATCTCTTTCCCGTTTCAGCGCGTCCCCGGCACAATGGTGCAGCACGGCATCGCCGCTCAGTTCTCGGTGGCCAGGTTCGCCGAGGCGTTCATGTTCGTCAGCCAAGACCAGCGCGGCCAGTCGATCATCGGCATGATTGCCGGCTACCAGTTCCAACGTGTCTCAACCCATGCAGTTGAGCAATCTTTGGTCGACAAGACGATCTCGGACGCAATAGCCTGGACCTATCAGATTGAGGGCCACGAGTTCTATGTTGTCACCTTCCCCAGCGCTGATCTGACTTGGGTCTACGACCTAGCGAGCCAAGCCTGGCACAAATGGTTGTCCTTCTCCAATGGAGAGTTTCACCGCCACCGATCAAACTGCGGCACCAACTTTGCCGGCAACATCATCATCGGTGATTATCAGAACGGGATGCTCTACAAGTTGAGCAACACCGTCTATACCGACGCCGATGCACCCATCCGCCGCCTGCGCCGAGCGCCGCATCTGACCACCGACCTGCAGCGCCAGTACTTTGACGAGTTCCAGATCCAGTTCCAGCCTGGCGTTGGCTTGGCTGGCAATGATCCGGCAACACCGCTTGAGGCATTGCTTACCGAATCCGGTGATGAGCTGTTGACAGAGTCTGGCGATACTTTGCTGGTGTCCGTTGCCACCACTCAAGGTGTTAACCCGCAAGCCATGCTTCGCTGGAGCAATGACGGCGGCAGCACTTGGTCGAACGAGCATTGGGCCAGCATTGGCAAAATTGGGCGCTACCAGAACCGAGCCATCTGGCGCCGCCTGGGCATGGCGCGGGACCGCATCTTTGAGGTCTCCATCTCCGACCCGGTCAAGGCGGTGATTGTCTCGGCTAATCTGAAGGCATCGGTGGGCGATAACTGATGGCCACTAACACCAACATCAACTTCCCGCAGTCCGAGTTCTTGGACCCGCTGACCAAGCGGCCAGCGCGGGAGTGGATGCTTTGGTTGATGAGCCCGAGCGTTATTCAAATCAATTCAACCATTGGCCTTAGCGTTCAGTCTGGCGGCACTGGCCTGTCCACGATCCCGACCAATGGCCAGTTGCTTATTGGCAACGGCGCAGGCTACACGCTTGACACGCTGACGCCGGGCGCGGGCATT